GGCTGACTTCATTGCTACGGAACACGGGATCAGCGGTTCAAGCCACTGATCTGTGTGGGTGTTGTGTCTTTTTCACAGAGCACCATCCTTTTTGCCTCCAGTGCAACTCAGGATTCACTTTCCCTTGCGGGCGCATTTCCTGGATCTCACGATCACCAGTGTTGCTATGATTTTGCCTTGAGCCTTTTTAATTCTTCTCTCAGTAAATTGCTGCCGCCTATGCGTACATTGATGATGCCATTGTAGTATTCATCTGATTCCAACACTCCACGTTCAAACTGTTCCAAAGCCTCCAAATAGCCCATCACGCCTCGGCTGCGACAAATGTACAGTATTTCTCGGGTGAATTGATCCTGGCCCAATTGCTGCACATCCATCATCAACACATCGTTGCTGCCCCAATAGTCTCTCCAGTCACTCTCCACCAGACTGCGACGTCTGTTGGTGCGACCTTTCAAAGGTGGACGTGATTTTTTGAACTGTGCCAATTTTTTGCCCACGTACTTGCGACCTGTTTGAAGATTGGTGATGAGATACACAAATCCCACAGTGCCTTCCGGCAGAGAATCTATGGCTTGACCTTGATACATCCATGGCATGCCATTACTTACATGAGTGAGATTTCATTAGGCAGAGTCTTGGATCTTTGTGATATTTTGGTAGTGAATGAAATATTTTGGTAGTGTGAGAAGTCAAAAAATTTTTTGTGCCGCAGCTTTGTACTTCGTACAAACTGTAGCGTCTGCCGCAGCGGCTGCGCCGTGCTACTGGCTGCGATTCTTCTCTTTGTGCTGTTTGTATTCGCAAGCAATCTCCGCTCGGCGTGTGCGACTGAGTTTGCGTATCTCACTCAGCCATTTGCGTGAATGTATTTTGCTTTGACGACTGGGTCTTTTGGCAAACTTTTCATTGTATTTGAAATAGTTCATGTAGGCTTTGGTCAACTGATCATGTGTGTCATCCATAAATGCTCCTAGATTTCATGCACTTCCACAGCATTGCTGTAGGAAGTGAATCCATTTTCCTTGATCACTTTCAATGTGTTGTTCACTCTGCCCATCAATTCATCTTTGTGACTGATCAGATATATGCTCTTGCCACGCTCTCTGCTCATGCGTTTCAATATGGCCAAGGATGATTCCACACCTGCTGTGTCCAAACCAGAATCTATCAATTCATCTATGAACAACAGGTTGATATCCTGATACAAACTCTCCCAAACATCGCGGAAAGCAAAGCTCAATCCCAATATCAATCTATTACGCTCGCCTCTAGATAAGTTATCAAAGTCCAAATCCTGTCCCAACATGGTGATTTCCACACTCAAATCGTTCTTGAACACCACTGTGTGTGGCAAGCCCAACGCTGTGAGATAGTGTGTCAGTCTGTTGTTTAAGAATGCTAAATTTTGATCTATGATCTTCTTTCTGATGAAACTGTCCTTGTTGGTCAACAGTTTCAATAAAAATTCTTGATGATCTTTGAGTGTTTGCAAACGATTCACTTCACTCCAATCCAATTCTTGCAGTGCTTCTGTGCTCAATTCCGTGATTTGATCCACATAAGGATTCTGTTCTGCTTCTTTGTTTTTTAAAGTGCTTTTGTAAGTTTCCAAATACTGTCTGTGTTCATAGGCTTCTTTGATGGTGTTGTAAAATGTTTCAGGACGCTGTACTTGTGTGCCCAGCAGTTTGATTGCTTCTTCTATCACAGCAATTTCATCCACAATGCTCATGCTGTAATTCACAGCATCACCATATTCTTCTTCCAGTTTGCGTTGTATTTCACAAAATTTATCATTGTGTAATTCTTGACCACAAGCATAACAAGTGGCTTTGTCATGCAGTTTGTCCAGATCCTGTCCCACTTTGTTCACAGTTTTGTCTGATTGCAACAGTGTCATTTCCAAACTGTTCTTGTCTTTTTGTAATTGTTTCAGTTCATTGCTGAATTTGGTCCATTCTTCCAACTGTTGATGTGCTTCCAGTTCTTGTTCAATATTAACTGCTTCCAACTCTGTGATGGACTTTTTAAGTTTTTCAATGTCTAAATTCTTTTGTGTGTTCCAAATTTTTTCTTTGTTGCTCAATGAATTGATGGTTTCTTTGATCTTCTCATTGCTCATTTTGAGACCTTCTAAACGAGCATTTTCCATGGCCATGTCTTCTTTGCTGATTCTAATTTTGTCTTTGAGCAATTCTGCCTTCTCGCTCAGCAGTGTTATGCCCAGCAATTGTTCAATGATGTCTTTTTGTTCATTGGCACTCATGCTTAAAAACGGTTCAGTGTAAGTGTTCAATGCCAATATGTGTTTGAACATGGAATGTGACAATCCCAACATGTGATTGATAGCAGCCTGAGTCATACGACTGTCTCCTTGACTCTCATCTGTGATCTCTTGTTCAGAGTCATTGATAAAGTATCTCAAAGTATTAGGGCGTCTTCCCCTCTCAATACGATATTTCACACCATCTTTTTCAAAAGTTAATGTGACCAACATGTTTTTGTTGTTGGTTTTATTGACCAAATTTTCTCTGCGTATTTTTGTCAGTGCTTCTCCAAACAAACCATAACTCAATGCATTGATCAGTGTGGTTTTACCAGTGCCGTTTCTGCTGCCAGCATCATCCCCACCTTGATCCAAATTTTCTCCCAACACCAATGTGAGTCTTTGATTGTCAAAATCCACTCCTTGAGTTTGATTGCCCACACTCATGAAATTTTTAACTGTTAGACTCTTGATTTTTATCATTGTAGATCTCTGTAAATTTCCAGCAGTGTGTTTTTGTTGTAACTGTCTGATTCTATGGCATTGATCTCTTTGCTGACTATTTCATCCACAGATTCAAAACGTGTGATATCCAATGTACTGGTTAATTCATCATCTTTTTTGCCTGGTATCAGCACAATTTCTCTACAGTTGTAATCTTTTATGAAAGTTTCTTTGATAAAACTGGCTTCTTCATAGCTGATATCTATGTCCAGAGTGACTTGCAAATGCATTTTGGGTTTGATAATGTTTTTGGCATCATTTAATAATTCACCAAGATTAACTTTTAGATATCTAGGACAATTGTACCAATTGATGTATCTGGGAGTGCCACCATGTTCCATAATCATCATGCCTCGTTGATCATCATTCACATCAGCATAGTTGTGCGGCATGGGATTGCCTATGTAATGTATATTTTTTGCTGTTTGACGTTTGTGGAAGTGTCCTGTGAACACATATTCTTGATTCACAAAGTCTCCAGTCTGTATCAATCCAGTGTCTGGCATTTCTATCATAGCATTCATTAAGAAGTGAGGCAATTCAAAATGACCAAACATGTATCTACTTTTGACTTTTTTGATCTGTTTGTATTCATCTCCCACCAACCAAGGCACCAAAGTCACATCATCTATGGTGGTGGTTTCTGTGATCACAGTGATACCCGGAATAAATCTAGCAAACTCCACTGAATGAATGTCTCGTTTATCTTTGTAATACAAATCGTGATTGCCAGGAAAGAAATAGAATTTTTCAAATGCTTTGCCCAATTTTTCCAAACATTTGATGGAAACATCCATGGTCATCAAATTTAATGAATTTCTATTGTGATGCCAGTCACCACAGAATATGCCTGTTTCGCAATTGTTTTGTTTGGCTTGTTCTATGAACCAATCCACGAATTCTTCACAATCTTGATTGTGAATCACGCTGTTGCTCTTCAAGCCAAAATGTATGTCAGTAAAGACTGCTGCTTTTTTAAACATCAAATATAAATTTCCAAGACTTCATTGTAAACAAAAAATTGAATAAAGTCAATAACTTAAATTTTCTTTTTGAATTCCCTGTCCACAGCATTTTGATATGCTTCTGCGTTTTGACGTGTGTGACTGGGCATCATGTCATTCATTTCCAGAATGTCATCTCTGATATTTTGATTTCTTTTTTCGATATTGATGATTCTCACAAATGAATTGGTCACTGCTGCTGTATAATAAGCAAATGGATTATTGGATTTGCTCTCATCAAATTGTAAACCAATCTGAGTTAATTGTAATATGGCTTGCCCTTGCATTTCGTCATTGTAGGTATAACCTCTCACATTGCCTCGAGTGGCATAACGTTCACACAGTTTCATCCACATCATAGCCAGTTTGGCTGTGGGCTTGCCGCCCTCCTTATTAAACTTGCCATTGTGCATGCCGCCTTCCCAGTGACTCTTACCCACACATGAAAGATTGTCTTTCTCGTCATACTTCCAATGTTGGAAAGCAGGAAAGTTCACTTTGATCTTGGAATCTGCAGAACTTTTGGGATTTTTTTTGCGACCTGGTTCATTGGGTATGTGTTCATAAGTCATCACTCTAAACACCAAGTCTTCTTTTTTAATTTTTTTATAATCCACCTCACACTCAGACAATTTAACTTTGGGATCCACTGCTTTGCGTTTTTCAAACTCTTCCTGAGCTAATCTTTTAGCTCTAGCACGTTTGGCTTCTGCTATGGTTCTAACATTGATACGTTCCAAAGATGACACAATAGCATCGTATCTATGATGCTCGTCTTTGGTATAGCTGCAATAGCTGTTCTTGGATTTGTGTATCTCTTCCAACAGATCTTTGTTGTTTAGATAGTTGATTTTTTTCATTGAATTCCTTTGTAATTAGCCTTCAGTATAAACTACGCAGTTAATTTTGTCAATAAATACTTAATATATTTGACTTATGGCAGATTTATCAAACCAATATTCTCAAAAAGATGCACAGAACTCGGTGTCCGACCTTCTGGGCAGTGATGCCAGCATCACAGGTTTTGTGAGCAAAGCAGCAGCTACAACGGTGGATTTTGCCAATCCAGCAAAATTTGGTTCTGCTCTCAGATCTAAATTTTTACCAAAAGACGGCATGAGTGCAGCTAAGACATTCACACAGGGTGAATCAGCCAGCAAGCCTGGCGAAAAAGACTGGCGTGTGAGATTAAGCGTGCCAGACAACTTCAAAGAGAATAGTTTTTTGTTGCCATTGCTCAGCACTGGTGGTTTGGTTTTTCCATACACTCCCAGCATTCTTATGAGTCACACAGCCAACTACACTCCAACTAATCCCACTCATACCAACTACGCAATGAATTCTTTCAACTACAGCACAGTGGACAACATTCAAATCAACGGTGATTTTTTTGTGCAGAACGGTTTGGAAGCGCGATACTGGGTGGCAGCAGTGCATTATTTGAGAAGCATCACAAAGATGCGTTATGGTGAAGCCAGCACTGACGCAGGATCACCACCACCAGTGGTGTTGTTGAATGGCTACGGAGATTTTGTTTTTAAAAATGTACCTGTGGTGGTCACAAGTTTCAACGTGGAATTGCCTCAGGATGTGGATTACATCAGTTGTGGACTCAATGCAGAAGCTCAAGGAGATTTTGATGAAGGCACATATAAAAATGTGGCTTGGGCACCAGCACAGAGTCAGCTCACTGTGCAATTGATGCCACAATACAGCAGAACTGCCATATCACAATTTAACATGAATGATTTTGTCAAAGGCAACTACATCAAAGGTGACGGAGGATACATCTAATGGCAAATTACAGAATAGAAAGTCCTTGGACAGCCACACCCATAGTGAATGATCAATATTTGGACCTGTTGTCCATCAGACCCATTCCAGCCACTGCTGATGATGTGTTGTACACAGTGGGAGTGCAGTACACACACAGACCAGATTTATTAGCGTATGATTTGTACGGATCTTCAAAATTATGGTGGGTGTTTGCACAAAGAAATATGGACACAATCAAAGATCCCATATATGATTTGGTTGCAGGTGTAAAAATTTATCTTCCACAAGGACCTAAATTGAGACAATCTTTAGGAATATAATCTATGCCTACAGATACTCGCAACAATATACAAGTTAGATCATCCGACGATACATTTGGATCTTCCACAGCAGACGATATTCAAAGATCCACATATGACGCCAATAACACTGTGTTGTTTCCAAATAAAATTCCCAATCCTCTGCACAATTATAATTCATTCAACACCATATTCACTCTGGCCTGTCTCACTCCGGAAGAACTGAATTTTCCTTACAGATTGCGTGTGAAATCTCCCACAGTGACTATTTTACGCAGTGGTGGATCTGGAACTTCCAAATACAAAACATTGTATGATCTGGATTTTAATGGTGGAGGATCCAACACAAGAATTGCCAGAGAATATTTTATCAACAATGTTCAAATACAAACAGTGATGTCACCCAACAAAAACAGCATGACCAATTCCACCAAAGTGAATTTCTCTGTGTTTGAGCCTTACAGCATGGGCACTTTTATAGAGACTATCAAAGCTGCAGGAGCCCAAGCAGGTTATAAAAATTACGCCCAAGCACCTTTTTGTCTCATCATGGAATTTGTGGGCACAGATCTCAGCAATAAGACAGTGAACATCACAGATCAAAACAATCGTCCCACCAAAAGAATTCTGCCCATATTGTTCACGGGCATAAACTTTTCAGCGGATCAAGCAGGTGCCACCTATCAGGTGGAGGCTGTGGCACAAACCGAATACAGCATGCGTCGCAGTGTACAATCATTGAACACTGATGTCACCATCAGAGGCACCACCGTGCAACAATTCTTGCAAAACAGCCTGCAGGAAGAACTGAACAAAAACAAAAAATCCAAAAACAAAGAAGGCGATAAAAAATACACAGTGATAGATGACATTATTGTAAATTTTCCCAAACTGGATCAATTGAATCAGCAGAGTCAAAGAACTGCATTCACAGATCAAAAAGCCACATATGATCCCAATGAACAGAGAACACAATTGGTGGGCACGGGGTCACAAGTGCTCAGCACTCCCAGCAGCATTTCCTATGAACAGTCATATGCTTCCATGAATGACATAGGCAAGTCTTTGATGAATTTCACTGACAATCAGTTAAAAAATGTGCTCAACGATGATGATAAAAAATTTTATGACAGCAAAAAGAAAATAATAACCAAACAAAAAATAATCAATCAAAGACTGGGAGAGTTGTCATTCAAAGCAGGTACATCCATAGAAAACATCATAACCAACGTGATACTGTACAGTGATTACACAAAATTTTTGTTGGCAGACAGTGATGCCAATGGTTTTAAAAAATGGTTCAAAGTGGTTCCTCGAGTATTTTTAATCAACGACGCTGAAATTTTAGAAAAAACTGGAGCCTATGCTAGATTGATTGTGTTTGATGTGATAGAACACATGGTGCATGAATCTTTGTTTGTGAAACCCAACGTTAAAACCGACACAGTAAAAATCAATAACTTTGTGGTGAAAGAATATGACTATCTTTTCACAGGAAAAAATTTAGACGTTTTAAAGTTTGACAT